CCCCAAAAAGCTGCCCAAGACCGCGACCGATCTGTTGACCGGCTTGTGCGGCGCCGAACATAACGCGCTGTTGCGGCGTCAGTTGCGCGTATTCCAACGCCTCGCGCCGCGCCTGCTGCTCGCGGGCCAACTCATACATTTCCGGGGTCTGAAACAGTCCGGCGATTGCGCTTTCAGCCATGATTTAGCCCCTTTTAATAATCGTAATTTACGCTAAACGGCGAAATGGTAGGGAATACCCCGCCACCACCGGGGCCATAGACGTTACCGGCGCCGTATTGTTGAACCGCCTGGTTTGTTTGATATCGCTTATAGAGATCAGTTAGCGACGGCAACGCTTTCCCTACTGAACTGCCGATATTGGCAAACAACCCCGCCGCAGGATTCAATCCCGCCGTAGTAAGCCCCGTTTGCGCGGCGGCTATTCCGCCTTTCAACAATGCTTCTGACGCTGCTGGGCTACCCCGCCCGCCAATAGCCATGCCAATATCCAGCGGTGCTTGGCCTAGCTGCTCGATGCTTTGCGCGGTACCTAGCCCAGCGGTAAACGGCGAATAGGCGCCGGCCAAACCGCCCGCGTATTGCCCCAACAACCCGGCGCCAGTGCCGAACAATCCGGCGCCAAACGCCGTTTGCTGTTGTCCGGCCTGTTGCGCTTGTGCAGCCAGTTGCGCGTCTTGTTGCGCCAGCGCGTTGTAATAGGCTTCCATTTCGGGATTCGCCGCGGATAGCCCCGCCCCGCCACCTGGGCGCGCGCCCGTAGCACCTACGGCCAGCCCGCCTCGCCCCGTTTGAAATAGCTGATTTTGCAATTGGGCGTATTGACGCTCCCGCGACGGTGCCAGTAGGTCTTGCTGACGTTGCATATATTGCGCGGCGGCCTGTTCCGGCGTCTGAGCCAGATAACCGGCGCCCAAATTAAACAACCCCTGCGCCGCACCGGTCAAAGGCGCGTATCGTCCGGGAGCGGCTTCAGCAGCCGTTAGTCCCTGCCCTGTCAGCCCCATTACGCGATCTTGGAGAGCTTTAAGTTCGGGCGATAGGGTATATCCGGCGCCGGTCACGCGGCCATCCGGCCCCGTCGTGAAGGTCGATTGACCGAATCGGGTAGTAATGCCTACCGGCCGGAATCGCGCTTCCTCGGCGGCCAATCGCGCCGCTTGTAGTTGCGCGTCGGCGGCGGTTTGTGCGGCTTGGCGTTGTGCGTCGGCTTGGTCTTGTTCGCCAAAATAGCGCAACACCCCGGATACGAGATCACCCATGATTATTTCTCCAAACGTATAGCTTGCGTGTCACACCATCTGTGCAGGTATGGTGTTTTAGCAGATCAAAACCACAAAATTTAACCCATTTAGCCATTTTTTTATCGTCTATAAACGGCATTGCGTATAGCGTAACCATCTGCTTTGCCGCCCACGGAAACCATGATTCAGTAAATCGTTGCTTTATGCTCTTGTTCCATTTCGCTACATCCATGTGCACAAACGTAGTTTTTCCGGCGTGTTCAACATAAACCGTAAAACAGTCGTCAGCCAATACCGGCAGTTTTACGCTGTGCGTTTCCACATATACACCGTGATATACGGCTGATAGTTTGCATTGGTGCCGGACGATCCGGTGCTGGAAACAGTGGTCGCTACTGTAACGCCCGTAGTTGAAGTTGAAGTTGTTACTGTATTCTGACCAGCTATATTAGAAAAAGCCGCATAAATACCGCCACTAGAAAAGCATGAAACGGTATGATTATGGCCGGGATCAGTCACAGTTGAAGTAGCTGTATGCGTATGGCTAACTGTAATTGCATCCGCCGAACCACCCGTTTCTTCGGCAGCGTCGAATAGCGAATTACCAGAATCAAAACCAACCGGCACGCGCCCTGCGCCAAATGCTGTCCAAGTGCCAAAACCTAGCAAAGTAGCTGGATTGGTGCTATTGGTCGCATTGATATAAATAGAACCTACAGGGTGCAATGCTGCCATTGCGGCTTGCACAAATGCGGTTGTCGCCAATGTGGTGCTATTGGTGCCGAATGATTGCGTAACACCCGTAGTGCCAGTAGGCAGACTTGGCGTGCCGGTAAACGAAGGTGACGCCGTATCCGCTTTCGTGGCAATAGCTACTGAAATAGCGTCAAATTCCGTGTTAATTTCGGTGCCTTTGACGATCTTCAGCGGATTACCGCTGGAAAGATTATCTTTGGTAGCGAAATTAGTAGCTTTGGTATAGTTGGACATATCGTGCCTCTATGAATACTTACCGTTTTTAGCTTGAATCTCGATCTTCTGAATCGACAACGCGGAACCATTGATATCCGCTTCGTAACCCGTTTGAACAATCTTGCCAGTGCCACTGGCGCTTACGGACAAGGTTTGCAGAGCAACACCATCAGAATACTGCGTTGTCACAGACGGTGACGTATGCGTGAGCGTATGCGTGCCAGATTGCGAGCCGCTGGTGTTGATCGCGCTGCCACCCAAAGTGGACGATAGATTACAAGTTGTGGAACCTGGGCTACCCGCGTTAATGATGTAGTAATCGGTGCCGGTAGCCAAACCCGTCGGCAACGCGCCGGTAGTCGTGAGTCTTACCTTATCCGTCGATAGCGTGCCGGTCAGAAAATACGATCCGTCAGTAGCCGTAATAACCGCAGGGCTGGCGATACTGACGGTAATGGTTTGACCGGCGGAATTATCGTAAGAACCTACGTTGTAGTAGCTTTCGCCTTGCGTCGGGATATAGCCATCAACCGACAGGTAATTCGACGAAAAATCAAACGCCCATTTAAAGGTGACGTATTGATTGGAACCGCCGACTACAACGATGGAAAGCCGCTTAAGAATCGACGTTTGCGATTGATTGCCTAAATCGGCGTGGTTGGTGTAATACTGCATCCGATAGGATGAAGTATTGTCCTGATACCCCGTATAACTGGCGATATATCCGGTTTTTCCGATTAGTAGATCGCTATTCCTTCGCGCCAGTAATGCTGTCGGTTCTATCGAATCCCAAGTAGTCACACGCGAAGAACCATCTTCAAGTTGCCCGCGCGTATCAAAACAATAAACTTGCTTTGAATTTTGCAGTGCTAACAGATAAAACGCATTGCGCTCTGAAAACGCAGCTTTTACGGACGATCCATCGCTGGATTCGCTGGCTACAGCGGTCATCAAATCATTACGGACATTTTTGGACAAATCACGAAACGGTAGCGATTTCTCGCTGACAGTCCGAAGCAGTGACCGAACGCCGGTATTCGACAAAAAGATAACGTCAGTGCCGATATTGGATATGCTATCGCGTGCTAAACATCCGGTGCCGATAATGGTATCGGATAGTTGCATGGTAGACGGGGTGCTGGCGTTTTGGTAAACGAGAATCTGTTTTTTGCCAAAAATAAACAGATAGCCGTTATGCGACGCCAATCCGGTAATTTCGTCAGAGCCATACCCCCAAACACGGCTTACATCAAGGCTACCCGCGGTGCCTCCAGTCCAGACATGCCCTGCGGTCAAATCCGAAAAATATACCGTTGTTTTGTTAGTGGACGTATTGGCCGCCCATAGGCGTCCATACGCACTTAAAACTATATTGGCTTGTGGTGCTGTGGCGACATACCCCGATTGTTCGGAAATGCGCCGAAACTTGGTGCTTCTGGCCGGATCGTAGAGTAGTGGGTCGTAACCGCTTTGGAAAAAATACGCGATTCCGTTGAGCGAGGCGCAATGCCAGTTATTAGCGGTAATGGTCGGTGCCGTTCCACCACCGTCATAAGTCAGGGTAGCTAATGCGCTTCCGTCAAAAGTAAAGAGTTTATTGTTGCCGGTAGCCAATACCGTCGTGGTGCCATCTGATTGCACTAGCTCATGTAGTGAGCCAACGCTATTGCTGCCAAGATCGCCCGTGGACGAATTGAGATAAGAATAGCCTTTACGCGACCCAATACGCCCATATTGGTCGATGATGCAGTTATTAGCCACCAATGCAAATCCCGCCGCCAAATCCAGCGGAGAATCTTGCGTGTTAAGCCCAAAAAAGCCGGGCGCAGCGGTAGTGAATACTTGAATGGCTTGTGACATTGGCTATGTCTTAAACTTCTACAAATTGGTTTTCTTCGGGGTATCGGGTGCCTTCAAGTGCTATGTAATCTGACAACATCGACCTATACAGTTGATAGGCTTCCGAACTATTAAGACCACCATCTTCTCCGCGCTCTACCAACGCGCGAGCATAGGCATTTTGAACGACCAATTCGGCCGGCACAGAGATAACAGTGCTGGCGCTGGTCAAGGTATCTTGCGGCACTACCAGGGTAAATTTAAGCGAATAGACCCCATCGGGGATAGGAAATACGTCAATTTTTGTGTCGTAAGTCGTGCCATCGACACCATTAAATGCGTAGTAAACCGGAATACCAGTCGCGGGTGAAGCCGGAAAATTAAGATACCGATTCATTACTGGAAACGGTACGTTAATCAAAGATACATAGCTGGTCGCGTTGATCGCGTCCCGAACCTGAAATTTTTGACCGGAACCCGTAACCGTATAAGACGACGTAGCCGCGACCGTTGTTACCGTCAAGGTTGTGGTCAATACATTCCAGCTATAGGCATCCTCGACTTGTCGTTTGGCGTCATTTACAAATTTGCCGATCAACGTGGCGTAAGTCGTTTCGTCAAGCGATGTAATTTGCTGCTCACGCAAACGGATCAGAACATCGTTGATAGCTTGCAAATAGGTCGTGCTCATGCCCGCACGCTCCCTTCCAGTTCAAATGTAGCCACAATAGCAAAAGTCCCACCTGTTTCTGTAGTGACCTTGAGAATGTCGTTTTCCTCAAAAACTATGTAGCCGTAATTTGGAAACGCTAGATATTGTTTTGATGTTACGGTGTATTGATATATAAATGAAAAAGTTGTAGCACTACTGGCGTCATACCAATCAAA